CCAAAGGTTTCTTCACCAAAGTCTATAGCATCACCTACTTGTAACATTGCATACTTTTCAGGATTGACTAATGTTGCATTTACTGTGGTTTTATATTCACCAAATAAACTCTTTCTAAAGTTTATCCAACTAGAATTTCTTGAACCACTTACATCATCTACTGCATCAAACAAAAAGTCTAAATTCATTTCTTGCTTTTGATGTGAAGCATTATCAAAGATTGTTCCATGAACAGAACCACTTACTGCAGATGTATAAGTATCTTGTTTTAGATATTGATTTTCTGCTGGGTGTTTTTTGTAATTTACTACAATATTAGTTTCAAGATCAGAAACTGGTGTTATGCCTAGTTCATAATCTGATATATCTATTTGACTTAAATCTGCTGCTGCAGTTACACTATCTGCAATCGTAAAGTATCGTAAAGGACTTACACCACTAATTGCAGTTTGTCCTGCTTGTGGACTAAATTCAAAAAAGAAACACCCTTCATATTGAAGTTTATTCATTATCCCTTCTAGGGCTTCAGGTTCATCTAATGCTAGTCTTGTTTTCCAATGGGTTGATGTTGGGCTTGTTAAGGTACTATCTCTTAGTTCTGCTACTGCCTTATATCCTGAATTTTCTATCTTTGCATCTGAATCACTATCGGCTACATTTAATATGCTATGTAATAATTGTCTATGGATTGCTACTGGATTATCTAAATCAGTTAAGGTTGCTACTGATGAATATGCAGTAAATCCTTCGGTTGTAATATCTCTACCTAAATATACTTTATCAATCCCTGCATTAAATTCTTGTGATGCAATAGGTTCATTTGCTAAGTCGTTTTGTGCAGTTACTGTTACAAAAATATTATTTAATATTATATTAGCACTATCATAAGAACCATCGTTTTCTGCATTGAATTTAAAACTCAAATATAATTCATCAGGCAAAGCATTATTTTCTAATATCCCTGATATATCTGTAGATGTTGGTAAAGCTACATTAGTTCTATCTACCTTATCCCCACTTGATGATGTTCCAACTAATTCTACATCACCTGAAGTAGAACCAAATCCACTACTTAAAGCATCTGCCAAATTAAAGAAAGCACCTTCTGCACCTGCTGGACTACCACTTAATGTTTGTGAGTAAGTTCCTGAAAGATTTAAAGTAATTGCAGTAATCTTACCAGTAACTTGTGGGACAACTAGTTTTAATACTACACCTCTACTTACACCTGAAAAACTACTCGATGAGAAAGTCCCATTATTACCAGTATCTCCATTAAAAGTATTAGCTAGACTTCCTGCACTTAATGTCCAACCTGTGCTTAGTGTTGATGTTACATCATCAGGTAATACTTTAAATACTCTTTTCATTTCTTTGGGAACAGATAGTGTTTTAGCCCCATCTACTGCTACTATACTTGTATTGGTATCAGTCAATTCAATAAATCGTTTCATACCTTTGTCATAAAATTCTAATTTGTCTGAACCACTCGTGCTTTCAGGAATAATATAGATAAAGTTCTTACCATCATTCTTTAGGAATGGACAAGCATAGACATCTGTTCCATTTACAAATTCTGTATTTGGTGTGTATTCTCCCATCACTAATGGAATTACTTTATTGTTATATTGGTCTATTGTTGTGTTGCTTGTCTTGCCTTGTGGTATAGATACATTCTGAAATGGTCTATTAGATACCACACTTAATACAATCGTATTTCCTCTATATCCAAAGCTACTTATTCTACCACTAAATATTTGTAAGGCATTGGCAGCAGTACCATCGTTATCAATTTGAGATAAGATTGATACTGTGCCATTGATATAATCGTTTCCTAATAACTCTAATAAGGTTGTTCCATCTAAATCTATATTAGCTAGATTTAAAGTTACACTTCCTGTCTTTGTAGTAAATCCTTTTAAATCAAGCGAATAAGATATACTTGGCTTATTCAAGATTGCAGGATAATAATTTTCCCCATCATATACTGTTTCTGAAAAACTAAATCGTAAATCAGGTGTATCAGTATAAGCAACACTACTATTAGTGTTTTTATAGATTTGCACCAACCAATTTTCTGTCATAGTTGGTGATAACTTTGATGAATAATTAGAGTTCGTAAAACTCATGTATATCTCCTTATTCGTTTAGTAGTTCGTTTTGAATAACTTGCCGATTGCTTTCCAGCTTTAGTTGCTTCTCTTTTCTTTCTTGTTTCATAAGCATATTGTGATGAACTCATAGACTTAACTAATCTTTCAGGTAAATATCTTTCACCAGTCTTTGATGATTTCTTTCCTGACTTCGTAGTCCATTTTTGTTTAGTCCATCTACTTAAAGATTTAGCAGATTTAGTTTTAGCACCTCTATATCCCCCACCTGCTTTTTCGTATGCCTTTACAAGAAGTTGAGATTTTCTTGCCGACCATTGTCCACTTCTACCACCTTTAGAACTTCTCATGATACGATTTTTAATTCGTTCTCTTAGTTTGGGTTTGGTAAAATGTTTTGACATTATTTAACAATTTCCTTTCTAATACTATTTAGGATTTCATCTTCTCTAAATTTCATACTTAAGTCTGCTTCAAATCTTTTTACTTCTTTACCATATTCAAATATGATAACAGTAGGCACTACTTTAATGTCCCACTCTTTTTGAATGACTGCACCAATATCTTTATTTGATATATCGACATATCCTGTATAGCATCTTTCTAATTTTTCTAATGCTACTTTATTTTGATAATTCCAACTTGCATTAACTTCTATTACAGCACAGAACTCATTCTTCATTAGCTGTATATCTTGAAAACTATCTAAATTAACTGTTTGCGATTGCAATGGTGAGAAGGACAAAGATAGTCCAAGCCATAGCAAAAACGATGTATAATATTGTTTCATCTACATTCCTCACTGATTGTTCATGTTTAATAGAGTTTCATTAATACTTCGTGTGTCTTTTTTAATGTCATCTACTTTGTCTTCTAATTTCTCTACCTTTTCTTCGGTATTCATAATTGAATCACGAATCATTTGGTCTTTTAAATCGTACTCCATTCTTGAAACTTCAGGTTTAGGTAGTTCCTTAGCTAATTCTATATCAGCTTGTAAGGTAAACCATAAACCCATAATCATTCCTAGTGTTACGACACCACTAATAATTGTTTCAAGACTTAATGTTAGTTTTGTATTTTTATTTACTTCCACCTCTCTATCTCCTTATAAGTTAAGTTTTTCTGCTCGTCTAATAGCAGGGATTATACTATCTACTACAAATTCATCAACAACTGGTGCATTGATGTTTACTACTATATTACCACTACTTCTTTGATTAGGACTTGGCAATGGTGTTATATCTATTCTTTCCATACCACTTGCATTATCTCCTACTACCACTCCATTACCTATTGGCAAAGTTGTTCTACCTTTTGTTACAAAGCTACCACCAGTTGGGAATGCTAATAGTTGGTCAGTTACCTTACCAATCATACCACCTGCCCCTGCAGCTACTGCAAGATTAATAGGAAATGGTAATGCCTGCATAATTTTAGTTATTAAAGCTGCCTGTGAAGATGCTATCTCTGCTTTAATTACTGATATACCTGCTTCCTTAGCTGATTGTCCTTGTAGTATTGCCATCTGTAAATTATTTTTAATCTTTTCTTGGTGTGCATCTCTTTCTTGTTTTCTTAATGCTTTAAGGGAATCTTGTTCCTTTTTATTAGCAGCATCTTTTATAAAAGAATCTTGTTCTGCACTTTCAATTTTAAATTGATGATAATCTCCATCAATTCCTTTCATAGCTTCTATGTGATTTGCATAGTTTTCTCTTGCTTTTACAAGTACATCTTCTTCTGCACCTGTTATATCAAAATCAGGTAAAAATTCATCTTCGTCAGGTATAAATTCTGAAGGTTTTGGTGGTTCAGGTAGTTGCACCATAGCATTTCTAAGACCTATACTTGTCATTCCAAATAATCCAAACTTTTCTATTAACATACCTACTACATTAGAATATCCTCTTAATTTAGGTAATGAATTATCTACACTTTCTGCAAATCCTGTTACATCATCTGCTACTGCAATAAGAATTGGAGAAAATACTTTACCTATTTCTTCCCCTACATCACCAATAGCATTATTCATTTGGTCTAATGAACCTGGTAGTGTTTCACCTGCTGCTTTTGC